ACTGAATAGCTTGCGCTTCTTGCGCTTGTTGTTGAGCAAGTTGGTACTGCTCTGGAGTAGTAAATAAACCGAGAATTTCTGATGCCATGATTATTCCTTAGTAGTATTCGCCCATGATAGTTTCCATTTCTGATGGACTTGCGCCACTATAAAATGGATTTGCAGATGATGGAACTGCACCTTCAATATTTCTGTTCATGGTGTAATTGTTATAAGCGTTCTCAAACCCGCTTTGCAGTCTTGGGTTTCTTGAAGCGCCTTGAAACAAACCAGCCAATGGACTAAACCCTTGACCACCTTGTTGAGTTCGTGCCGCATTGATACCACCACCATATAAGAATTGACCAGCATTAGCACCAGCAGTAGAAGCCTTACCCCCTAACTCTGAGCCTAATCTCAATGATTCTTGTCCAAGACCCTCAATTGCTTGACCAGAACCCAAATAATTTGTAAATGGACTCAATGCGCCAACCTGACCAGCTTGATACTGACCTAACAATTGGCTTCCTGAACCAAATAAGCCTGTACCAAACGCAACATTCTGCTGACCAGCTTGCTGTGCCTGTGCCGCCAACTGAGCATCCTGTTGAGCCATAGCGTTGTAATAGGCTTCCATCTCAGGTGTAGTAGCACCTAATCCTGCCGCACCACTAGGGCGCATACCTGTAGCACCTACAGACAACCCACCACGCCCCTGCTGATACAACTGGTTCTGCAACTGAGCCATCTGTCTTTCACGGCTAGGGGCAAGCAAATCCTGTTGCTGTTGCATATATTTAGCCGCAACCTCTTGAGGATTTTGAGCCAAATACTGTTGACCTAAACCAAACAATCCACCAGCAGCCTGAGACAAAGGCTGGAACTGCTGTTGTGCCTGTTCTGCTTGAGTTAATGCACCGCCCGTAAGAGCCGCTAAACGATCTTGATATGCTTTTAACTCAGGACTAACCTCATAGCCAGCACCAGTCAAACGGCCTTCAGATAGCAATCGCCCTTGATAAGCACTTTGTGCAGCCGCAAATTCTTCAGGTGTTGCAAAGTCAGTTGCAACAGGTGCGCTAACATTTGGAATGCCAAATTGAAAATTAGACCTACCATAGCGTGTAGTAATTCCAACAGGGCGAAATCTAGCTTCTGCAGCCGCTAATCTAGCAGCTTCAAGTTGAGCCGCTGCAGATGTATTTGCCGCTGACTCTGTAGCAGAAGCCTGTTCACTTGCTCCAATAAATCCTAAGACTGCACTAATAGGCATATCAATCTCCCTTAATCAAAATCTCATCCACTTTAGACAAGTCTTTCTCGTCTGTGGCATGAATACAAAACCAAACACAATCAGTAATCGCTTTAACGCCGTGAATCAATCCAGCCTTAATCTCTAAACAAGCAGGTGCAGTAATAATTTCAATCTCGTCGCCACGCAATACAGCAACCTTCCCCTCAGCCAAGATAGACAAGTGACTGAAGTTATGGGTATGCTTTAGGATGGCTACACCAGCAGGAAACCTAGCTTCCTTTGCATACAGTCCATCAGAAAAGTGGTGAGTAATCATGTGTTTTTATTTAGCTTCAAGTGCAGCAATGCGTACTGCTTGTGCATCAACCAGTGCTTTAAGTTCTTGAATTGCTTTAATCAAACGAGAAGAATTTTTGTCAAGTCCAGCCAAAGTTAAATAACCATCAGAACTTTCTGATACTAAGTCAGGATAAATTTCTCTTACCTCTTGTGCAATAAAACCAATTTGGTGGCCTTTGCTTGCTTTGTAATCAAACTCTACAGGGCGTAATGCCATGATGTTTGAAAGTTGCGAGGGTAAATTTACAATGTTTTCTTTTAACCTAGCGTCAGAAGTGCTAATAAATGTTGCTTGTGAGTCACCATTTCCATTAGAACCAGAGTTATAAGAGAATGAAACATATACTTGAGATGTGCTAGCTGTTGAGCCAGCTTTTATGCAAGTTAAAACAACAGATGAGTCTGCCGTTGTGCTGTTTCCTAGAACAAGAGCAGGTTTAGCCGCCGCAACAGTAAATGTGTTGGTGCTAAGAGTTGCCGCCGTAGTACCCACTAAAAGATTTCCATTGGCATCTTTTCCTAGTTGACCAGAACCAATATTGATAACACCAGTACCTCCAGTTAACGTACCTGTATAGGAGGGGTTAGCTGCTGGCAGAGCGCCTAAGTTACTTACGGCAGTTGCTGCTGTTGTTGCACCTGTACCGCCGTTAGCTACTGCTACAGTGCTTGAAGTGTCAAACTTTGTTGCAACCGCAGTCGCAATGTTGTTGAACTCGGTATCAATCTCTGTACCTTTGACAACCTTGTTAGAGTCACCTGTTGTAAGTGCGTCTTTGGCTGCAAAATTTACTGTTTTTGTATAGTTTGACATGGTTGCTCCTTATGCAAGTTTGCCTGTTTTGGTCTGAATCTCAATCTTTTGGAATGAAATTGGTGACCCGTTAATGTTAATCTCAAATCCCGTTTGAACGACTTTACCTGACCCGTTTCCGTATGCAGTCAATTCTTCCAAAATGATGCCTGTTGCATATTGTGCAATGTTGTATTCACCAATGCCATATTCAGATACAGATTGCGTTGGTATGGAAACTGTTTGTGATTGGTAACTTGATGAAAAATCGTAGCCCCAAAATATAGATATTGCTTGGTTACTGCCACCCACAACAAGAATCTTGATTTTCTTAATGATTGAGGTTTGCCCATCATTGCCCAAGTCAGCGTTGTTTGTATAGTATTGCATTCGGTAAGCCGAACTGTTATCTTGGTAACCAGTGTATTTAGTTACAAAACCAGTTTGACCAATGAGCAAATCTCCATTCCTACGAGAACAAAAACTTTTTGGAGCAATGCTGTCCCATATCGTTACACGATAAGACCCATCTTCCAAAGTTACCTTAGTGTCAAAGCAAAAAACTTTTCCCGCTGTTGGACAAGTCAAGAGGTAAAAACCATTCTGTTCAGAATAGACCGCCCTTAACTGGGTGTCTGATTCACTTGCAACTACACCTAAGAAATCGTTTCTAATATTCTTTGACAAGTCACCTAGCGGTGCAGATTTTTCTTGCACTGTTCGCAAAACAGAACGCAAACCACTACCGCTTAGAAAAACAACATCTTTTCCTGTATTCTGTATTGTGTCTCTAGCTATGCAACCAACACTTGAGATTGTGTCGGAAAGCGCCATAGTTGATGGAGTTGTGGCATTTGCATAAACCAAGATTTGTCTTCTACCAAAGATAAACAAAAATCCGTTATGTGCTGCCAACCCCATTATTTCATCTGAGCCGTTAGACCAGACACGAGAAACATCTAATGATCCTGCCGTACCAGTAGACCAGACATGGCCTGACAACAAGTCGCTAAAATAAACTGTTGTATTGTTAGTAGTTGTATTAGCCGCCCAAATACGTCCATACGCAGAAATAGCCACGTTTGCTTTTGGAACAGTAGCAACGTAACCTGACTTTTCAGTTACTCTGCGATAGGTTGTGGTAGATACAGCAGGGTCATAAATAATTGGATCATTATTTATTTGGAAAAAATACACAACATTGTTAAGACTTGCAGCTTGCCAGTTTCCTGCATTGAATGTTGGTGCAGTCCCGCCACCGCCATACGTTAATTCAACAATACTACCTAACCCTGCCACGCCTTGCGTGTATTCAGCAAGAGGTGTAGCGTTAGAGCCATATTGAGCAATGTTGTATTCAGCTACAGCACCCGCTGTTGTTAAACCGAGTTTGAATAGTTTGCCGTTACCAAAAAACAATACAGTAAGTGTGCCATCTGTTTGAATCAACTCATGGATGACTGTGACATCATTTGCGCCTAACGTGCCGCTAGATGTGTTGATGTTTTGGTATCCTTGTCTCGCACCTAATCGACCAAACTTGTCGATTACGCAATTGTTGGCAATGCCAGCAAACCCATTCGATATTTCTAACGATGGGTCTTGTGTATTCAGCCCTAGAAAAGCTGGTGCTGATACGCTAGAGACTTGTAGGGCTTTGCTCATACTGCAACAAACTCCTGATTCTCAGGATAGCGAGTGCCTTCCAAAGCAATGTAGTCAGACAACATAGATTTGTACAACTGGTATGCCTCAGAAGAAGACAAGCCACCATCTTCACCACGCTCTATCAAAGCACGGGAATAGGCATTCTGAACCACTAAAACGTCAGGAACAGACACAACAGTTGAATCTGATGCCAAGGTAGCCTGTGGTATTGTTAAAGCAAATTTGATCGTGTAAACACCATCAGGTATTGGGTATAGGTTTACCTTGGTGTTGTAGCTTGCGTCCACTCCATCAAAAGCAAATTCTGTAGGTATTGAGTTAACAAG